GACAAGCTCCTGTTATATTCTTATCAGAACTAGATCCAGATGTAAAAACACTAATTAAACATTTTAAAATTTCAACAATAACTTTGGCATCTGGTAGACCATACACAGGACTTACTGCTGTTAATAACCAAAGACAGTATGGAGTATGAAACTTACTCTAAATGGAGCTCTAGACTTATCTAGATCTATTAATTCACAATCTATCTGGAATAAAAGATCATTAGATTTCTTTAATAAATTAGCTAAAGAATTAAAAGAAGATTCTCTTAATGCATTAGAGAATAAGCCATCTCCTAGATCACAATCAGGAAGAGGGAATAAAAACACAGGAAATACCAGGAGAAGTGTATATACAGCTAAATTAAGAGAGACAAATAGACTTAGAATGTCTGAGGGCTTTAAATTAGCAACTTCATCAGAGTATGCTCCATTCATTCATGGTAAGCCAATATATAGAGGATTTACTCCTGTAAAGAGAACTAGGCCATTCTTTCCACCATATAAAGAGGGAAGTTCTTTAGCAAAGTGGGCTAAAAGAGGAACTCCTAAGATGAATCCATTCTTAGTTGCTAGAGCTATTTCCAGGAGAGGTTTAAAGATGAAGCCATTCATTGGTGGTGTAGTCTATGAGAAGCAGAAAGAGATTAAAGAGGGTGCAGAAGATATGCTAAGATTGATTGCAAGAGATATAGCTAGGAGTGTTAAATAATGGCTTTGCTTACTTCAATTAGAGATGGATTAAAAACAAATTTAGAGACTATATCAGGATTAACTGCTTATGAATATGTTCCTGATTGGATAGAGCCACCTATTGCTTTAGTAGCTCCATTAAACAGTTTAAATTATGATTCTACAATGGCTAGAGGTGCAGATACTTATGAAATACCTGTTATTGTATATATATCAAGAATAGATGCTCAACTTTCTCAAGATTCAGTAGATGCTTATTTAGCTTCATCAGGAGCAACTTCTGTTAAAGCTGCAATAGAATCAGATCCTACTTTGGGAGGTGCTGCCATGTCTGTTAGAGTGATAAGTGCAACTGATTATGGAGAATATGAAGTAACACAGGGAACTAGCTTTCTTGGTGTAACATTTAATATAGAGGTAATTGCATAATGAAAATAAAAATTTTAGTAGGTAGTGATTTTTCACTAGATAAAAAAGATAAAAGAGTAGAAGCAGGAGAAGTCCTGGATTTACCAGATAAAATAGCTAAAGCATTAATCAAGAATAATGCAGCAATCAAATTTGATAGTAAAATGGCTAAAGAGGAAGAGGAATAATAGATGCCAACTTTTAATCATGGAAAAAATGCAGTAGTTTTATTAGATAACACTAATCTTTCTACAACTTTAACTGATGCAGCTCTTTCTTTAACAGCAGATGTTGCAGAAACTTCTACTTTTACTGCTTCCTCTAAAACTTATGTTGCAGGATTAAAAGATGGAACTGCAACTCTTTCAGGTTATTTTGAGAGTACAGATCCTGATGCAGATGCTGAATATTTATCTCAGCTAGGAGGATCTGGATCAGCATTCTCTATTGCACCTATTGGATATACCAGAGGGAATGCTGTATCTTTTGGAAACACAATAGGAACTTCTTATGATAGAAGTTCAGATGTAGGCTCAGTTGTTGCAGTAGCAGTAGCATTCCAATTTGATGGAGATGCTTATAATGGTAAGTCTTTATTGACTCCAACTGCTGTAACAAGCACTTCAAATGAAACTCATGTGGATTTTGGAGCTGCAGGCACTAATGGTGGTGCAGGAGTTTTACATTGTGTAGCAAGTTCTGGAAGTCCAACATTAGATGTTAAAATACAAACAAGCACAGATGAAGCTGTTTGGAGTGATTATATAACTTTTACTCAAGCAACAGGAACTACTTCTGAGCTTTTAACAAGTGCAAGTAATCCTAATAGGTATGCAAGAGCAGTTCTAACTTTTGGAGGAACAGGCTCTATAACTGCTGCTATAGGTTTTGCACATAAATAAATATAGGAAAATAGGAGAAAGATAAATGCCAACTTTTACACATGGAAAGAATGCAGCTTTTAAAATAGATGATTCTGGTGGAACATTACAAGATATTTCTGATGTTTTAACAGATGTTGCTGTTTCAAGAACTGCTGATGTAGCAGAGGTTTCAGCATTCTCTAATAGTTCTAAAGCTTATGTAGCAGGACTTAAGGATGCAACAATCACAATCTCTGGATCTTTTGATGCAACTGTTGATGGTTACTTATCTGGAATACTTGGTGTTGAGGGATCTTTTGAGTTCTATCCAATTGGAACTACAGGAGGAAATCCTAAAGCATCTGGAGAATGTATCATGACTTCTTATGATAGAACTCCTGATGTAGGTGGAGCTGTTAGCTTCACAGCATCTTTTCAAGTATCTGGAGATGTAACTGAAGGAACTGCTTAAACTATAAGTAAGTAACAGTTACAACAGAAAGAGGTTATAGATGAAAAGACTTAGCTTAGATGATATATCTAATGCACCATCTCTGCCTGAAAAAGAAATTGAAATTCCTGAATGGGATGCAACAGTTCTAGTTACAGGATTAACTAAAGCTGATGCAGTAGAAATCAATGAATTATCAGAAAAGGATGGAGTAAGAGATGAAGTTCTTTTTGAAAAACATTTACTTCTTAAAGGCTTAAAAGAGCCACAGTTTGAAGATATAGATCAAGTAGAAGAGTTTTATAGTAAAGCAACTCCATCAATAGTTGATAAAGTTCTTATAGGTATCTATAGATGCATGGCTTGGACTAAGGAGGATCAGGCTTCAATAGCCTCACAGTTTCCAGAACAATGAAGAATTGGCATTTGAATTTAGACTAGCTCTAGATTTAGGAATGACAGTAGATGCTCTTAGGAAGTCAATGAGTATGCAGGAATTTGAGTCCTGGAAGTTATACTATATTGATAAGAATAAAAAAGAGCAGAAAGCTATCACAGAAGCTAATGCTAGAGCTAAATTGAGGAGATAATGGCCAGAGCAACATTAGAGATGTTCTTAAAGCTCACAGGAGCTGATAAGACTTCTAGAGGATTGGATAAAGTATCTAAGACTACAAAACAATTAGATTCTGATGTTAAAAATTCAACAAAACAGAATGCTGAATTTGCAGCAGGTATGTCAAGTCTTACTAAAGGTGCTATTGCAGGTGCAGCTTTATTTGCAGGGAAACAATTATTAGATTTTGCTAGATCCTCAATTACTGCTGCTAGTGCTGCTCAAGAAGCTGCAGGAGCTTTTGGAACTACTTTTGGTGGAGCAGCAGAACAACTTGGAGAACAATTATCAAAAAATGCTAATCTTTTTGGATTAACTACTTCTGAAGCTAAACAGTTAATTGGTGTATTTGGTGCTGTTGCACAGGGTTTAGGTTTTACTCAAGATGAATCAGCAGGATTATCTGCTAGATTATTTGAACTATCTGGAGATATAGCATCTTTTAATAATATTTCTGCAGGTGCAGAGCCTGTTCTTAGAGCATTCCAATCAGCTATTGTTGGAGAAAGAGAAGCTCTTAAAACTTATGGTATAGCTATATCAGAAGCTGAAGTACAAACTAAGGCTTTTGAGATGACAGGAAAAACATCTGCTGATGCACTAACTAGACAAGAAAAAGCATTAGCAACAACTGAATTATTATTTACTAAAGCCTCTGTTCAAATAGGTAATGCTCAGAGAGAAGCAGAGGGATTTGCTGCTCAGATGTTACAAACTAGAGCTAAGACTCAAGAACTTAGAGAGGAAGTTGGACAAGAGTTACTTCCTGCTGCAGGAGAGTTAGTAGGATTATTTAATAACTTTGTTACTGATGTATCTCCTGCTGTTGTAGGTGCTTTTGGATTAATTAATGATGCAATAGTAGCTACAGTAGATGCAACTCAAAAAGGAACAACAGCTTTTGAAAAATTCTTTAGAATATTCTTTTTAGGACAAGCTGCTCTATATGGTAATGAGGAAGCAGTCCAGGAACTAACTAAAGCATTAGATGAAAATAGAAAGATAACTAATCAAAACTCAGCTCAAGTTATTACTTCTACAGGTATATCTATGGAGTTTATGGATGTAGTTGCAGGAATAAATAAACTTTATGCAGAAAATAATGAGAATTTACAAAAGAATAGATCACAAATTCTTATAAATACAACTCAAACAGCTAAATTTGGGGAAACTATAGACAAAAAGCTCAATCCTATATTTGGAGAGCAAAACTCATTAATATTAACAAACATTCAATTAGAAACTAATAGAAATACATTAATGAAATTAATTAACAATGCAAATAAGGATTTAGCTCAAGCACAAACTGCTTACAATAAAGCATTAAAAGAAGTTAATAAATTAACTATTGAAGAAAATGTTAATGATGCTGAAGCTGCTATTAGAAAAGCAGAATTAGAAACAGAAATTGCTTTGTTAACAAAAGCTCAAGAAAATGGTAAAGATGTTTCATTAGATTTAGCTTTAGCACAAGCAGAATTAGCACAAGCAGAGTTTGAATTAGCTAATAATTCAGATGCTTTGACAGCAGCTAGAAGTGTATTAACTATAGCTGAGCAAAACTTAGAAACTGCTACTGTTAATCAACAAAAAGCAATTGAGGAAAGAAATAATGAATTAGTTAGATCTATTGACTTAACTAACCAACAAACTAATGCAAACAGAACACTAGCATCAACTATTACAGGATTAGAGGGTACAGATTTTGGTAGATTAGTTTCACAGGGATTTGTTCAATTAGGTGCTCCTGCAGAGGGTATAACTAGTGCTGTTCCAGATTTACCTGTTTCAGATTTTTCTGCTGCTATAGGAAATGGTAATGGTGGTAGTAAAATATCAGGCCAAATAGATTTAAATTTAACAGATGCAGTTGGAGAAGTCATACAGAAAGAAGTAATTAAGATACAGGAGAGAGGTAATACTCTTATTGTTGAATAATGTCTGTTGCTTTTGATTCTAATGTTGATTTAACTATAGAGATTGGTTTTGCTTCTAATCCTTATGATACAACTTATACTTATACAGATGTTTCAGATTATGTTTTAAAAATAGATATAAAAAGAGGTAGGCAACAGGCTTTAAGTGAAATAGGAACAGGATTTGCAACTGTAGTATTTGATAATCAAGATAGGAGATTTGATCCAACAAATACATCATCTCCTTATTCTCCTAATGTTATTCCTAATAAGCCATTAAGAATATCAGCTACTTATGATTCAACTACTTACAGGCTCTTTGAGGGCTTTATTGAACAGTTTCCACAACAATTTGTTGCTTCTGGTAATCAATCAATAACAACTGTTACTGCATTAGATGCTTTTGCTTTATTTAAACTTGCTAGGCACACAGATAATGAATCTGAGGAGTTAAGTTCTGTAAGAATTGGAAATATCTTAGATGAGATTGGATGGAGTTCTAGTAAAAGAGATATTGCTACAGGAGTTCTAGATGTTCAAGCTGTAACAGAAGATCAGGATGCACTAACAGCTCTAAGACTTACTGCACAAAGTGAGGGTGGAGAATTATTTATAGCTAAAGATGGAGATGTTAAATTCAATAACAGGAGAACTTTGTTATTGAATCAAACATCTGCAGGAACTTTTGGTGTTGGTGTTGGAGAAATACCTTATAATGATGTAGCTTTAAATTTTGACAATACATTACTCAGAAATGATTGGAGAATTACTAGAGTAGGTGGCACAGAACAAACTGCACAAAATACTGATTCAATAAGTAAATATGGATCTAGGGTAGTTAAAAGAACAGGCCAATTACAAACAAGTGATGCAGATGCTTTAT